ACTAATATTTTTGGACCACATGATAATTTTTCTTTAGAGCACGGCCACGTAATTCCCATGCTTATTCATAAAATGTATATATCAAAAAACTTTAATAGGATTTTGAAGTCTGGGGCACTGGAAAACCGCTAAGAGAGTTTATCTTTGCAAAAGACGTCGCGAAACTAACTGAAAAACTATTGGATGAATATAATGAAACAGATTCAGTAATCTTATCTACTAGTAATGAATTCACCATCAAAGAAGTTGTTGATATTTTGGTAGACATCTTTAAATTTAAAGGTAAAGTCGTTTGGAANAAGGAAAAACCAGACGGTCAATATAGGAAGCCAACTGATAATTCTAAAATACTGGAATTATTTCCAGATTTTAAATTTACAGGATTACGCGATGGCTTAGAAGAAACAGTAGAGTGGTTTAATAAAAATTATGGAAGCGCCAGGAAACAGAGCATTAATTACAGGCATTAACGGTCAGGACGGTTCATATCTAGCCGAGTTCTTATTAGATAAAGGATACGAAGTTTATGGTACCATTAAACGTAATTCAGTTTCTGAAAATCAAACCGCTAGATTGGATAATGTTTATAACGAAATTAAGGACAATTTAATTTATGCAGATTTATGTGATCAATCTTCTTTAAACAATGCAGTTCATAAATCCAAACCAACAGAAATTTACAACCTGGCTGCGCAGTCGCATGTTCGAATTAGCTTCGATCAACCTATCTATACATCACTAAGCACTGGCCTGGGTACGTTAAACTTGCTCGAAGCTGTAAGGATTATAGATCCATCCATTAAAGTATATCAAGCATCTTCATCAGAAATGTTTGGTAACAGTGTTGATGATGACGGGTACCAAAGAGAGACAACTCCACTGAATCCGGCATCCCCTTATGGGTGCGCTAAGGTTTTTGCATATAATATATGTAGAAATTATCGCAAGTCATATGACCTATTTATATCTAATGGAATTCTCTTTAATCACGAATCACCTAGAAGAGGTAGCAATTTTGTAACATCGAAAGTCATTAAAGCTGCAGTTCAAATTAAAAAAGGCCTAAAAAAAGAACTTGTACTTGGTAATTTAGATGCTACTAGAGACTGGGGTCACGCAAAAGATTATGTTGAAGCTATGTGGCTAATACTCCAACATGATAAACCTGATGATTTTGTATGTGCAACCGGTACATCACATTCTGTAAGAGATTTAGTTGATTATACGTTTTCAAAACTTGATTTAAGTACTGATTTGGTAAAACAANATAACAAATATTTTAGACCAGAAGAATTAGAGAACTTAAANGGNGATAGTTCTAAGATCATGTCAACTTTGGGGTGGCATCCAAAATATACTTTTGAAAGTATGATTGACGAGATGATAGACTATTGGGCTGAGAAGTTGAAGTTATAAAGAAACAGGTATAATTATAAAAACCAGTAATGAACTTTTTTCAACTACAGAACAAACTTTTTTATTCAAAAAAAGAAAAAGCTGAATATCTAGATCCAGAAGGTGAACAAGCACTTGTACCGTTTCTTTTCAATAGATGGTTATCTTTTTATAATGACAACATGTCACTGTTTGTAAATGAAACTTTAAATAGATTTAGTGTAATATTTGAAGATAAGCAGAGAACCTATAGAATGTATTATTATCTTATACCGAGACTTAAATGGAAAAAGATTTCCTATATAAAGAAAAAGAAAAAAGAGGAGGAGGAAGAAAACTTAAATCTTATAGCTAAGAATAAAAATATTTCTGTACGAGAAATAAAAATGTATATAAGAGATTATGAGTAAAGCCTTGGTAACTGGAGGAAGCTTGTAGGGTGGTAAGTGAAAAAATACTATGTGCAATTACTGGGCATGGTAATCCCCATTTCAAGGAAAAGATGCCAAATTGTATAAACAATTTAAGGCTAATCGGAAAAACGTCTCCTTTCCCGGTAGAATTTATTGTATTTTGTTATGATGATAGTTGCGACCTATCATTTTATGATAATATTAAAAATTGTAAACTTGTTAAAGAACCCGGAATAGTCGGTCAATTTATCTACAAACATTTAACACCAGATTTTATATCTAAATATAGTAGGGTTATTATAATGCTCGACGATATTATTTTACCGGACNATTTCACGTTATTGGAATTAATGAGACTACAGGACCAATTAAGTCTNGATATAATATCACCATCGCTCACAAAAGACTCAAAATATAGCTATATGTTTATGTTGGAAGATGAAAAATACAACAGCCATGTAAGAGTTGTTAATTTTCTTGAATATTTTTTCTATTTGTTCAAAACTGATACAGTAGAAGATATGAACACATATAAAAAATTTCACACATTATTTGACTCAGAAACCAAGTGGATGTGGGGCATCGATTATGCTATATATAATGTACTAAATCTTAAGCTCGGCATTGTGAACGATTTAAAAATCAAGCACTGCTATATAGGATGCGGCGAAGGGCGTGGTACCAATCAAGCCATGGACGAATTTAATCGAAACATTAATAAATACAATTTAAATGAGCATGTCAATAAACACACCACCTTATATAAAGCACCNACCTAGAATGAGTAAAGCACTAGTTACTGGAGGTTGCGGTTTTATTGGATCTAACTTAGTTGATAAATTAGTTCCTCTATANGATGATATANTAGTTATTGATAGCTTAATTAGTGAAGCTAATGAAAAATTTTATTATAACGATTTCCCCTTCAAGACAATCAAAATATAGAAACGCGGTAAAATATTATGAATATAATATTTGTGATTATGAAAAAACGCGTAAATTATATGATTCAGTTGATGTAGTTTTTCATTTAGCTGCTGAATCGAGAATACAACCCACGTTAAATAATCCTATATTAGCAGCACAAAGCAATACAGTTGGTACATGTACTGTATTACAATGTTCTAAAGAAGCTGGAGTTAAACGGGTCATATATAGCTCTACATCTGCTAGCTACGGTCTTTTAAACAAAATCCCTCTAAAAGAAGACATGCCCGATGACTGTTTAAACCCATACTCAGTAACTAAAGTTGCCGGCGAAAAATTATGTAAGATGTATACAGATCTTTTCGATTTGGAGACCGTTACATTTAGATACTTTAACGTATATGGAGAACGTCAACCAGTTAAGGGGCAGTACGCACCAGTAATAGGAATCTTTATCAGACAAAAAAATAATAACGAAGATCTCACTGTAGTAGGTGACGGATTAAGAACACGTGATTTTACACATGTAGGGGATATTGTAAAAGGAAATATTTTAGCAGCAGATTTAACTAATAAAAAACCTGTAGGCGAGGTAATTAATCTAGGTACAGGAACCAATAATAGTATTCTAGAAATAGCTAAAATGGTAAGCGAGGATTATGTTTTTATACCTGATCGAGGCGGTGAATCTCAAGATACGTTAGCTGATATAGATAAAGCTAAGCAACTACTAGATTGGGAGCCCACAATTACTGTAGAGGGTTGGATTAAAGCCAATATCTAACTAAATAGAGTCATGGCAATGGCATCTATAGATAATTTGGCCCCAACTAAAAGTCTTATCGACCTAACTCAAAAGGATAAAGGAGATTTTGGTCTTGAAGACTACGATCTCGACTTTATTTTTGACGATATTATGTTAGTTGAGTATGTTGACGAAACTGACGAGGGCGACGAGGTAATAAGAGGTGGTATTGTTATACCAACAAACGCTCTTACAAAAGCTTGGCGTAAAGGTAAAGTTATCCTAGCAGGCCCTGATGCAAAATATGCAAAAGAAGGTGATATAGTTATTTTCCCGAATAATATGGGTGTCACCATTTCAAATGTATCAATATCTGGGAAAGGTAAAATAGGAAAAGGTATATTCCTTAACGAAGAGAGAATGTTCGGTATTTGTAGAAAAAAAGATGATAGTACAAAGAGCAGCTCTTAATTCTATCTTACAAAATAATGTAGCAGATATTAGATTTGTAAGAAGGGATCCTAAGCCAGGGTTCCCCCCTACACGGCGGATGATATGTACCAAATCATATGAGTTGTTATCATCGACTAACGGCCGCCTCTCATTGAATTACATTCCCCCAAAAGGACCACCTCAATTAAATGAAGTCGCTGAAAATTTAATCGTAGTATGGGACATATTAATGCAGAGCTTTAGGAATATAAGCATGAATGATGTTAATTTAATAGAACAATGGCCGGCCGACGAAGAATTTTGGACTTATTTTAATGAGAGTATTTATCCTATGTCCAAGGAACAAAAATTTACATTTATGAATTCATGAATTTTAATTTAGAAAAAGTTACAGACANGCTAAAACCTTTACTTTTATCCGATCTTGAAATAAGGACAGATAAAAAACTTTTCAAAAAGGGTAAATTAAAGCTCTTCCAAATAAAGCAGTATAATATTTTCTTAACACTAGAATATGAAGGCAAAACAAAATATTTAGAGNTACCTTACCCTTTTAGGGTTGAAGAAAGAGATGAATCATTAGTTTTCAACTACGAGTTAAGTTCTTTCTTACCTGAACATAATTTTATATCTGTAAAGTGCATGGATAGCAGTTCAAAGTCAAAGCTTTATGACACCTTANTACATTTCTTGATATTAGATAAAAAGAATATACAATAAGGCGTGATCGCTGGTCTATTAAGCAGTTTCCCTAAAGATTATAATCCTAATCCGCAGCAAGTAAAACTGCTTAAAAATATAGATCAAGCATTTACAGATGGTCATAAATTTGTGGTATGTAACGCACCTACCGGATCTGGAAAATCTTTTATCTCTAAAACTATAGGCAATGTAGCTGATCAATGCACAGAAGNGTTTAGAGATATTGTTATAAACTATTTAGCATTTAAGAGAGCTCATGGCGGTAGTTATACGCATGAAGGTGAGTGTTATGATGAAAAGGCGTTCGGCTGTACAGCTCTAACTATTACTAAAGCACTACAAGATCANTATAAAGATCTATTTGAAGATATAGAAGCATTAAAAGGTAAATCAAACTATATGTGCGCAGTTGATGATACTTTTAATGTTGAAGTAGCCCCGTGTATGCTTATACATAAGCTTAGGGACGAATGCTGGTCTAAAGGAGTTTGCCCNTATTATGAGCAGAGAAATAAAGCACTAGTTTCAACATTTAATACGCTTAATTATAATATGTTTTTTTCTCTACCAACTCATTTAAAGAAAAGACAATATTTAATTTGTGACGAAGCGGCAGAATTAGAAGGTCAGCTGGTTAAAGAGTTTTCATGTAATGTAAATTTCGAGTTTCTTAAAAAAATGGAGATACATATTAGACCAATTTATACAAAAGGTGATAATGTTATAAAATGGATTAATGTGTTGGTTCTAGAGTTAAAAGAAAAGATGGATTGGTTACAAGATGCTATAACAGGAGCAAAGGGGAAAAAGTATCTGCTTGAAAAGAAAAGCGAGCTTATAGGATTGAGTAATCTCCACTCTAAACTTTCGCTTATTATTGATAGCTGGCAAGATAGTGAGTATATCTATGATAAAGATGCAAAAGGCATAACTTTTATGCCTCTGAAGGTTGACAAGCTTTCTAATCACTTGTTCAAATATGCTGATAAGGTAATTCTAATGTCAGCTACAATTATTGACCCTTCAAATTTTTGTAAGAACTTGGGTATAGAGGAATTTAAATACGTTGAAGCTGAGTCGTCTTTTAATCCAGATAATGCTCCTATTTTTTGTAATACAAAAGTTAAGTTGAACTATTACAACATGGNCAAAAATCTACCTAAGATAGCTAAGCAGGTAGAAGAGATTTGCAACTTTCACAAAGATGAAAAAGGAATAATTCACACTCAAAATAATAATATTACTTCTTACATGGCTGGTAAGCTTCTAGGAGAGCGTTATTTAATAAGAGAGCCAGGCGTTCGCAATGAAGANATATTAGATCAGCATATGGCTAGTGATGAGCCAACAGTTCTTATTTCACCNTCATTGTCACACGGCGTTGACCTGAAAGATGATTTAGCAAGATTTCAGATAATCATTAAAGCTCCTTTCTTACCTACAAGAGATAAGCGTATAGAAAAGATGATGAAAGGGGATTTTGTGTGGTATGAAAATAAAATGTTATGTTCACTTATTCAAGCTTGTGGAAGAGGAGTAAGATCACAAAAAGACCACTGTACTACGTATATTTTAGACGCTGCTGTGGTAGAAAGTGTCATTAAAAATAAGTATAAGCTTCCGAAGTACTTTTTAGATNGGTTTTGTTAATAAATATATATGTTGAATGAAGAATAGAGCTTTTCATTTTGAAATTAAGGATATTTTAACTCAGTTTATAGCTGCGTTTGATGATGTNGTCATCTCCCGTTATGATAAGGACAGAAATCCTAAACAAAATGTAGATGTAAGATATGTCTTTGCTCCAAAGCAAAGAGTAATGTATGATTTAGTTAATAGAGCACAAAACCTAACACTTCCTGTTGTAGCTGTTAATTTACAAAGCGTAGCTCGGGATGAATCTAGAGTTTTTAATAAATTATTACCAACTTACATACCAACATCAATAACAGATTCACCTTCTGGGTCTTCTAAATTTTTAATGCCGGTCCCGGTTAATTTAGAGGTTAGTATGTCTATAATGACACGTTATATGCAAGATGCTGATCAGATAATTTCTAATTTTGCTCCTTATAATAACCCGTATATTATATTATCGTGGAAAGTGCCAAAAATCTTCGGCGCTGATTATGACCAAGAAATTAGGTCTGAAGTTTTATGGAATGGGACCTTAAACTACAACACACCTACAGATACAACATACAATGATAAATTTAGAGTAGTAATTGACACTTCATTTACAATTAAAGGGTGGCTGTTTCCGGAACAGAAAGACACGGTAGGTACTATTTACGAAGTTAATAATAACTTTATAAACGTGGGCTTAAAAAATAGAATTTATGATCCTTTAAATAACCCGGTACAGTTTTTAACTTACGAGCAGCAAGGCTACGGCGCTCTTTCGGGATACGCCCGAAATGTACCTACAAGCTACTCAGAGCTTATAGCAGTTTCAGCAATTCCATCATTTACAAA